AGGGAGAGGGACCGCTGGACTTCAAGCTGTGCGGACAGGACCAGTATGGGCAGGTCAGGCCCCTCCCCCACCAGAACCTGCTGCTGTTCACGCCCTTCAATCCGGAGGCCGGCGCACCCTACGGCGTGTCGCTGCTGCGGTCCATGCCGTTTCTGACGGAGCTGCTCAGCAAGATCTATTACGCCATCGGCGTGAACTGGGAGCGGATGGGCAACGTGCGCTTCGCGGTGGTCTACAAGCCGGGAGACGGCGAGTGGGAGCGGGGCATGGCCCAGGAGCGCAGCCGCCAGCTGGCAAGCGAGTGGAGCCGGGCCATGGAGCGCACACGCAACGGCTGCGTGCGGGATTTTGTGGCAGTGGGCGACGTGGACATCAAGGTCATTGGCGCAGACAATCAGATTCTGGACAGCTCCGTGCCCATCCGGCAGATCCTGGAGCAGTTGGTGAGCAAGACGGGCATCCCGCCCTTTATGCTGGGGCTGAGCTGGTCCAGCACCGAGCGGATGAGTACACAGCAGGCCGATCTGCTGACCACGGAGATGACCGCCATCCGGCGGTCACTGACTCCGGCCATCGAGCGGATCTGCCAGATGTGGCTGCGGATGCACGGGTACGGATGCGGCTTCCGGGTGGTCTGGGACGATATCAACCTTCAGGATCTGCTGGAGGAGGCCAAGGCGGCCTGGTACCGGGAGCAGACCAGGAAGCTGGCACTGGAAAATGACGCGGCAGAACGCGCGGCCGGAGGAAAGGCCCAGGAGGTGGAGCCGGTATGTGCAGACTGCCGCAGCTGAGGAAAGGAGAATATGCTTTTGGATGTGAGAAAAGAGCCGGGGGGCGTAATGCGGCACAGCGTGTCCCGGGAGGACATGATCCTCATCAACCGGCTGAGTAAGACGGAGCTTAAACCGGATCAGGTGTACACCTTTGCCATCCGGCTGTGCGACAACGAGGTAGACCGGGACTGGGAGCGGTTCGATCAGGAGGCGCTGGAGACGCTGAGCCGGCTGTTTGTAGGGAAGAGCGGCATATTTGACCACAACTGGTCCACCGAGGGGCAGACGGCACGGCTGTACAAAACCGAGGTCTGCCGGGAGAGCGGCACCACCAGCGCAGGAGACGGCTGCCAGTTTTTGAAGGGGTACGCCTACATGCTGCGCAGTGAGAAGAATTCCGCGCTGATCGAGGAGATCGAGGCGGGTATCAAGAAGGAGGTCAGCATCGGGTGCAGCGTGACGGGACGGCGCTGCTCCGTGTGCGGGAAGGAGAGCTGCGGCCATCAGGGCGGGAAGATGTATGACGGCAGGCTGTGCTACTTTACCCTGCAGGACCCGGTGGACGCTTACGAGTGGAGCTTTGTGGCCGTGCCCGCGCAGAGAAAGGCAGGGGTCATCAAGAGCTTTGTCCACGAGCAGGGCGGTGAGCTGAAACAGCTGCTTGCCTCCCATCCCGGGTGCCTGCGGCAGTGGGAGGAGCTGGAAAAGCAGGCGAAGCTGGGACGGTCCTACATGGACGGGATGCGCAAGGAGCTGATCCGGCTGGCGGGATTGACGGATGAAACGCTGGATCTTGCCATTTTCTCCAGAATGGCGGAGAAGATGGAGGAGGACGAGCTGCTGGAGCTGACAAAGGTCTACCGGCGGCGTATGGACGAGCTGTTCCCGCCTGCGTCCCAGCTGCGGCCGCACAAGGCCGCCCCCTGCGAGGACGAGGACCGGGCGTTTTTAATTTAGCGGACGGAGCGGTTCTTTCGGGTTTCGGGTACTGCGCCGGATTATACAAAATTTTTTGAGGAGGATTTTCTATGAGCGTTTCTTTTGAGGGCGTAGGTCAGGTGTGCGCGACCTTTCTGGGGGGCAAGCTGGCCGAGGGGCAGGTAGTCAAGCTCACCGGCAACGGTACGGTGGGGGCCTGCGGCGACGGCGACCACTTCATTGGCGCGGCTATCTGCTGCAAGGACGACGCCTGCACAGTACAGGTGGGCGGCTTTGTCACCGTGAGCTATTCGGGCGCTGCGCCCGCGGTGGGGTGGAGCGCTCTGGCGGCAGACGGAAAGGGCGGCGTCAAGGCTGCCGGGAGCGGGGAGACGGGAAGCGGCAGGCTGCTGCCTGTCGCCAGCGTGGACACCATCGCCAGAACCGTAACGATTTTGCTTTAAGGAGGAGAGGAATATGGCTTATACTTTCGACAATCTGAGACTGGAAAAGGGGATGTACGGAGAGGCCGGAAAGTCCTTCACGCAGGTGCTGGAGGCGGCGGACCCCAGCGAGAACTACCGGGGCACGCCCCTGGAGGGACTGGACGCCTTTCAGCGGCAGCTGAAACGGTTCGACATCCATGTGAAGGGGAGCCGCTCTGATGTGGTGGAGAAGTTCTTCCGGACTACGGAGTCTGCGGTGCTGTTTCCGGAATTTGTATCCCGAGTGGTGCGGCAGGGTATGGAGGAGGACAATGTGCTGCCTTCCATCACCGCTACCACCACGCAGTTTGACGGAATGGATTACCGCTCCATTTCCTCGGTACCCAGCGAGGAGGAGAAGAGCCTGAAACGGGTGGAGGAGGGTGCGCAGCTGCCGCAGACCACCGTGCGGACCCAGAGCAATCTGGTGAAGCTCCACAAGAGAGGGCGGATGCTGGTGGCATCCTATGAGGCCATCCGCTTTCAGCGCCTGGATCTCTTCTCCATTACGCTGCGGCAGATCGGCAGCCATATCGCAAGGATGCACCTGGAGGACGCCATCAAGGTCATCACCGACGGCGACGGCAATGACAACCCCGCCGAGGCGTTCGCCGTGGGAACCAGTCCCATTGGCGGAACCAAGGGAGCCCTGACCTATGAGGCCCTGCTGGATTTCTGGGGACAGTTCGATCCCTACACCATGAACACCATTCTGGTGCCCAACGCGGTGATGCTGGACATGCTGAAAATGAGCGAGTTCCAGAACCCCCTGACCGGGCTCAACTTCCAGGGGACCGGTACGCTGGCTTCTCCTCTGGGTGCGACGCTGCTGCGGACCAGCGCCATGCCGGCGGGCAAGCTGATCGGTCTGGACCGCAACTACGCGCTGGAGATGGTCAGCGCCGGGGATGTGATGGTGGAGTACGACAAGCTCATTGACCGTCAGGTGGAGCGGGCCGCCATCACCAGCATCTCCGGGTTCGCCAAGCTGTACACCGACGCAGGGAAGATTCTGACCATCTGATGCGGCGGAGGTGCGAGACAAGGGGAGGTGACAAGACATGCTCGAACAGATCGTACGGCTGGCCGAGGCCATTGTTCAGCCGTCGGAGGCAGAACAGCCGCTGCTGACAGCACTGTGCGAAGCCGCCGAGGCGGAGCTTGCCCGGCGGCTGCGGGAGGGGCTGACACCGGAGGACTGCGGCGGCGTCTTCCCCTGTGCCGCAGCCCTGCTGGCGGCTGCGGGACTCCTGCCCTGCCGGAGCGGCGGGGATGTGGAGCAGTTCTCCGCCGGAGACGTGAGCCTGCGGACCGGAGGAGGCGGCCAGGTTTGCGCGGCGGCAGCGGCCATGCGCCGTCAGGCGGCCGGTATGATGGCGGACTACTGGGGAGACGATGCATTCGCTTTTCTGGGGGTGCCGGGATGAGGGCGCGGCTGGAGGAGATGATGCGGGCCTATGGGCAGACGGTCACGCTTGTTTCAAAGGAGAGCGGAGAGGAAGCGGTTTTTCCAGCATTTTTGCAGCCGGTATTGAAGGAGAGGGAGGCTCCGCCGATAGCGGTAACGCCGTTGGGGGCGGTAAGCGTCCGGCGGTGGCTGTATATCGGTCCCGCCGGCCGGGAGATCCGGCCGGGCGACCGGGTCCGCTTCAACACCTTGGGGCTGGCGGTCCAGGAGGCTGAGGCCGTTTGCTTCCGCAGCGAGGTTCTCTACCGGCGGGCTGTACTCCGGCAGGAGAAGGAGAGAGCTGAATGAACGGATTGGAGCAGGTGAAAGACGCCGTCGCCGCCGCTCTGGAAAAGGCGGGCATTTCCGCCCAGACCGCCTATTCCCCGGGGTGGGCAAAGGCGTATACAGGTCCGGTGGCAGCGGTTGGGCTGCGTATGGGCGAGAGCCGGGGCGCCGCGCTGAACAGCTACCTGGGACAGCGGACGGACCCTGAAACCCAGGTCATCCGGGAGATCTATGGAATACGCCTGGACCTGACGCTGTCGCTGGATATCTACTGCCCGCCGGAGGAAGGTGCGGCGGGCGGAGAGCGGGTATTGGAGGGACTGCACCAGATTATGCTGGAGGGGCTGCCTATTGGACTCCGGCCCACGGAGCTGAAGTGGGAGGAGGCGTCCTGGGACCCGGACACCTCCATGTTCCTGCGGCGGGGAAGCCTCGCCTGCAGTGCCTGCTTTATCGCTGCGGCAGAGGAGGACGGAACCGTGTTTTCTGATTTTATTTTGAAAGGTGTTGTTGAAAATGAAAAGTATCCTTCATGAGCGTCCGGGAGTCTATTCCTCCTATGACGCATCCGCCGTTGTTCGAGGCGGACGGGCCGCACGCACCATCGGGGTAGCGGCCAAAAGTACCAGTGGGACGGCCAACACAGCCGTCCGCCTGACCAGCTATGAGATGGGACTGAGCGCCTTCGGCGAGGACGCCGCCGGTTCGCCCGGCATGTCCGCGATCCTGAAACTGCTGTTTCTGGGCGGCGCGTCCACGGTTGTCGCCGTACGGGTGGAGGGCGATGAATATGACGCCGCCTTTGCCGTGCTGCAGGCTGCGGAAAACGTGCAGGTGATTGTCTGCGACAGCGGAGAGCTGACAGTGCAGCAGGCGCTTCGCGCCAGTCTGGAGAGTGCCTCCGCAGCACGGCGGGAGCGAATCGCCGTGGTGGGCATGAGTGGGGCGTCCACAACAGAGCTGACGGACCGCGCCAAGGCCCTGAACAGCGAGCGGATGGTGCTGGTGGGCCCTGACGGGCTGGACAGCGCCGGGAAGCCGCTCCCGGGTATTTTCGCCGCTGCCGCTGCTGCTGCGGCAGTGGCAGTAATCAGAGATCCCGCCATCCCTCTTAACGGCACCAAGCTCAGCGGCCTGACCGGTGTCAGCGAGGATTACGGCGACCGCGAGATCGACCTGTTGGTCCGGGGCGGTGTAACACCGCTGGAAGCGGTTGGCGGCGTGGTATCCCCGATCCGGGGCATTACGACCAGGACAATGACCGGCGGAGCGGATGATACGACCTGGCGGGAACTGACCACGATCTTAATTGCGGACGACGTGATCCCCGCCATCCGGCAGAGCCTGCGAAGCCGGTTCAGCCAGACAAAGAACACCGTGCAGACCAGAGGCGCCATCCGTGCCCAAACCATCGTGGAGCTGGAGAATAAGCTGCGGGCGGAGATCATCGACAGCTACAGCGATGTCGCCGTGTCGGCATCCGAGGAGGATCCTACTGTATGCCTGGTGGAATTCAGCTTCTCTGTGGCCCACGGCCTCAACCAGATCTACCTCACTGCCCATATTACAATTTAAGGAGGACGCACAGGAATGGAAATGACGGGTTTTCCCACCAGCTGTGACATTTATCTGGAGCTGGATGGCCGGAAGGTCGCGGTTGTTCAAAGCTATACCGCCAAGGCAACCAAAACCAGTCAGGTGGTGGAAGCTTTCGGCGAAAGCGAGCCGGTAGCCACGATCAACGGCCAGAACAAGTATATACTGGAGCTGACCCGGTTGTATGCCACCGACGATGCCATCAGTGACGGCATCGACTTCTTCGCGCTGGCCAACTTTTCGCTGGTGATCTGCAAGCCGGACCGGAAGGTCATTTACAGCGGCTGTCAGTGGAGCGCCATCCAGGAGGAGGGAAAGGTCGGGTCCATGGTAGCAGAAAAGGTGACACTGGTGGCCGCAAGCCGCATTGAGGTGGCTGCCTGATGGACGAACAGGAGCCAGTACGGATCAATTTGCAGCTTCCGGCCAGCGCACTGGACAGCCTTTCGCGGCTGGCGGAGCAGCTGCGCCTGCTGACCGCCGCAATCGGCGGCCATTCGGGGTCTCCCCCGCAGCAGGCGCAGGAATACGGAGAAAATACATTCTTTGATCCGGCGCAGTTTCAGGAGCTACGTCTAAGCGCGGACGCACCCGAGTCCCGGCGCACTTCACTCCCGAGGGAGACTGCCGCTTTCGTGCTTCAGCAGGCTGCTGTACCGGTTCGCTCCTCGGTAACAGAGGTACTGCAGACACCGGAGAGCGC